CGTGTGGATCTCGGTGGTTTCTTCGACGTCGCGCATAACATCATAAAGAGAAAACATATCATCAGCATTCCCGCCATACGTCGAAATATAAAACTCAATTGGCTTTCTTTTGTCGGGTTCGAGTGCGGTGTTCGCCTCATTCAAAGTTAACAGCGCGTGTACAAGCTCCGCCACCTTTTCATCAACCACTTCACAAAACAAGCCTATCAATGTGGGGCCATCATACACCATGGTATCGCCGGACATAAGAGACGCGGGATCTACGATGATGATCTTGTCTTTCTGTGTTTTTTCTTCTAATATCGACTTAACGATTTCACGAATCTTTTTGATCATATGGGCTTATCCCAAAATTGTAATGCGGCGTCTTTGTGTTCGTTTAAAAACCTCTGCGCACTATCCCAATCCTGAAATTCTATCGTCGGCCGAAAAAAGGACGGGTGACATTGGATTAAAACGTCGATGCTACGCTGTTTGAGCAGCTTGGTATCTTCATTAAAGCGCCACTCAAATGAGCTAATTTGCACAGCTGACTTCTCGGTGCACAACATGTGTTCTAACATTATCTCACGCGCATAAGAGAGGTGCTCCAGCGTTTTGATTAGCGCTGATAAGTAAATTAGGCGGCCGGCGCGGAGCATTGTTAAGCTAGCTCGCATCGAGCGGAAAAAGTAGAAAGTCTTACAGGTTATATATCCAAATACAAAAGTAAGCAAGTATGCCCACCAGTGTTCCATTTACACCTCACCTATGAAAATAACCGCTGGTCATTTTTATTATAATCTTATCTAAAGGAACCGTCAAACTATTACGAGCCGGTAATGCGCTTAAAAATTCGCTCGGTCAGCTCATCAGCCATTTTTTGCTGGTTGTTCTCTTTTGACAGGCGCGCTGCTACGCGGCGGGCCACTTCGGCAACCAGAGCATCTACGTCTTTTGTCTGCGGGGCGCCCTTTTCTTCCAGTGCTANCTCGTCTTCTGGAGCGGCATCTAGTTCAATATCGCCCGGCATATCCATAGCGGCCTCGTCATCAACGACGGCCTCGTCATCAAGACCCAACTCTTCATCGCCACCATCAGCATCCACGTCCATTGCAACATCGTGAGATGCCGCCCAGTCCTGAACGAGTGTGAGAAGGTCAACAACCAGTTCTTCTGCGGTCTCTGCGTCCGCGTCATCAACGGCTAGCTCATCGTCGGCGGCGCCAAGATCGGCCTCAAGGTCGCCGATCTCGTCGCCCTGGTCGTGAACATCGGCGTCCATGTGACCAAGGTCGGCATCAAGCTCGTCTTCCTCTGCGCGATTGCCGGGCGCGTCAAGCCCATATTCAGCAAGTCTTCCTTGACCAATTGGCAAAAGATTCGCTAGTTTCATAAATTGGCGAATTTCGCCTTCGGTTAAAAGTGTTTTACGAGCCATTATAATTCTCCTTAATTTCGAACTCAACTGTAAATAGTTTATAATTTTGCAATTCCCTCAAATTCTCCAATACTAACCTGAAAGCAACGAGTTTTTCTTCATTTTCCTAAGCGCGTCGGTTTCGATTTGCTTAACTCTTGCAAATGATACCCCAATTCTTTCTCCAATTTGGCGCAACGTCATGTTACCATTTTCGTGAATAGAGATGAGGCAGCAATTATGTTCTATAGGGTAGTCAACCCAAAGTCGACATTCTCCATTTGAACATTCCTTTTTCTTATTTATGCAAGCCACAGCACATGGCTTTAACCCTTTGTTGTTCATAAATCCGGATGTTCCTCTTCAAGAATATCAAAAATGTTTTCAATTTCTTCTTTTCTTAAGTTGAGATCGCTAGCGTTTCTTCTTCCCGCNTGCTTGAGCTTGCGCGTTTTGCTCTTTCTCTTGAGGGACTGCGTTTTTAATTCCTCTACATACTCATCAATGCGCGTGTCATTGGCGAGATATCCGCTTACAATGTGGCGAAAAAAATCTGATTGCTTCAGTCCATCATACTTTAGCTTAACGAGCAATTTTGCGTGGCGATGATCGTTGTCCACAAATATGATTCGCTTCGTTAAATTGCCATAATCTATCTCCTCCGCCATTACCATTTCCTTTCGGTAATGTGGGCCCTGCTTTCCGAGAGCCCCAAAGCTGTCTGAAAAATAAACTCGGCCTTAGAATGTAGTTCTTGCAGATTGCGCGCGCCGGAATATGAAAATCCAGAACGAATTCCCCGCTCAAGATCGCCAAGAACATATTTAACTCCCCCCCGATAAGGCACCGTAGTGGCGACACCCTCAAACGAAGAATATTTGCCGCGCCAGCCAATTTGAGCTTCCTTGCTGGCCATCCCGCGATACGTCTTCCAGCGCGAGCCGTCCTTTCTTTCAATAACCTTGCCCGGAGTCTCATTCGTTCCGGACAGCAACGAGCCGCACATGACTGCATCGGCGCCGGCTGCAATTGCTTTTACAATGTCGCCGGAGTTCTTGATGCCGCCATCTGCAATGATCTTAATGTTCCGATCTGTTTTGGCACACTCGACAATAGTTTGAAGGCCCGGGATTCCATGGCCAGTTTGAACTCGCGTGGAGCAAATAGACCCTCCACCTATATTGCATCGTGCAGAATCTGCTCCCCAGTCGGATAGCGCGTTAACTCCATCTAAAGTCGCAACATTGCCTGCCATCAAATGCAGGTCATCTCCGAAAGCGGCTCTCAAGTAGCCAAGCGCCTCCTTCATTAGAATGTGGTGGCCATGAGCGACATCCACACACAAAAAATTCACTCCCATTTCGATGAGCGCCGTAGCCCGGGCCTTAAAATCATCTGATACCCCAATAGCTGCCCCCAGAATGAGATCCGATTTCTGAGAAATATCCTTGGCCATGCGGACCATTCGGCATTGATTTTCAATGGTGTTGTAGCGGTGGATCACGGCCGTTCCTCCAAATTTAGCCATAGCTATCGCCATTGGCACTTCAGAAATAGTATCCATTGGAGACGCGATAACAGGCAAGCCAAGAAGCAGCCCCTTTCCGAGATCAGAAGAGATGTCAATTTCACTACGAGATCGAATGTCTGAATAGCGAGGAACCAACAGCACATCATCATATGAAAAGGTATTATTCATCAGAGTTATTCTTCTTGCTGTTGTGCTCTAAAGATCTGCGTAACGCGGGGGATTGTTCAGGGGTTACCACTGCTGGCCGCTGTTGCTCTTCGGGCGGCGCTGACACCATCTCTTCGGAGGGGCGACGTAAGCAATCTTTAATCACTCCATAGGATTCTATCGCTTTAGAGCGCAATAGCATAACTGCAGCATTTACGATATCTTGTGACATTTTATTTCTCCTTTTCTATAAATGTCTTGATGTCTGTTGCTGTGTACCAAGTATGATCATTTGGCTTTTCGGGTTCTGGGCAAATTTTGACCTTTGGAGAAACCCCCCCTGCTTTAATAAGCGATATAGTGGGAACCCCATTAAAATTAAGCTGTCCTTCGATTTGGGGATAATCTCCCACGTTAAAGGCAAAAAATAATAAGTCCGAATATTTCTCATCGTCAGCAATTTCTTGATAATAATCTCTTAAATTGTGACAATAGGGACACTCATTTGCATAAAACTTTACCACACACGTGGTGGGCTCTTTTACGTGCCCGCTCAAAATTTTATGAAGGGCGCCAGGGCTCAATCTAACGATGTTCATTAATTATCTCCTGTGTTTTTTTAACGCAGTGGGGGCAAAATAACCTCACTGCTGATTGTGTTACGACCACTTGCCAGGATTGTATCATCTCTTTGTTCTTTTTGTCAAACGCTTCGGAACAAACATCGCACATCTCTGGAAGCTGGTTAAATCGAGCCATCTTCTGTTCCACGGATGCCGCCTTAGACTTGCCGACCTTCTGTTGAAGTGCCCTCTTCTGCTGTCGATTCATCGATTCATTGCTCCAAATATTTGCTGCCTATTGCTTCCATCAAAGACCACAACCGCTGACGGGAATGGTGCGCTGTTTGTGCAGTCGCCAAACTTTAGGCGCCCCTTAACAAAATAAACTTCGTCGGCTCTCATCACATATTGGTGCCAATACTTGGTGTCTGTGCGGGCTGGGATGAGCATTACCACCTTGGTGTTCTTTTTTCGCGATTCGTCATACCCCTTCTTGATCCACTTGTCGATCCCTCGCCCATAGGGGGGATTGACAAAAGCCGTAAAGCCTTCCCAGTCTTGGGCTAGCCCATCCTCCGATTCGGTGAAAAAATTAGCACACTTGGTGTTGGAAACGTCGGCGCACGGATCTAAGTCAAAGGGTCCAAATCTCCAATTTAGTTTGTCGAAAAAATCTTGGGGGGTAGCCCATTCGCCCGTCTTCGACGAGAACATGATTACTTGTGTTTGTTTATCCATTTTTAATCCTCTCCATAGATTTAATATAATACGTTTCATCCATCTCGCAACCAA